GGGTTCGAACCGACATCAGGCGGCATCAAGTTCGTTTTCAAGAGCCCGGCAACGATCGAGTCACAGCCTTTTGAATTCGAACTGTGGCCAACAATCACCGACGCGATCACGGCAGGCAAATCGGTTGAGGAAGCTTTCAAGTTCGTTTACCGGAAATACGAGGAAGAGACGACGGAGGTCTTGGCCAATGATTACTGGGTAACGGGAAAGGACCCCAGGACGGGGAGGGCCATTCAAACGCATTACCCGGATGTTCAAAGCCAGGACCCAACCTTAGCGCCATCGGCAAGACCTGACAACTGGGTAGGAGAGCCGCGTCTGTTTGGAATTGCCGACGACTCGATCACGACTCAAGAAGCTTGCGACCGATGCGCGGTCCAAATCTACGATCTCCTTTCACCAGTTGAAGTTCTCGCCGAAATTGAGTGCGAGATGATGATCAAGCCTGACGGCATTCCAATGTGGCGCGGTCATGATGTTTGGCTGCATGGAAAAGGCAGATACCGGATTAGGTCATTCGGAGTCGACATCGACAAGGAAGCAACCGACACCGACACATGGCAGTGGCGCGAGGCTCAATACTGCCTCAAGAGGATCACCCCAGAATGAGAAAGCACCTTGTAAGCATGCAATCGATCGTCCGAGAGCGAGAAAAGAGAATGAAGCAACGGGTCATCGTGCGAAAGGGATCGGAATACCTCACCAAGCTCCAACCCAAAACCTCTAAGAAGCTTCCCTAATGCCTTACTCGGACACGATCACGTTCATGAGGTTCGTGGAGCACTACGTGTTCCAAGGGAATGTCTTCCACGGGATGAACTACTCCCTTCAACAACCGCCGTCGGTATCGCCTTCTTTTGGAGAGTCATCGCCCTTCATCTATCGTTGGACCAGGACCGTCGTCATCACGCTCGACATCGAGTCTAAGTACGATTTCAGCTACGCCAAAGCATTCAGCGGCTACGATCACGCGAACTGTGTGGCAACGGTAGAGGAGACTTGGAATAAGACCAGCGGTAACCCATGGACGGCGACTTACACCAACTCAGTGCCTCTCGACAACCTGATCGAAGGTGAACTCGGAAACAATGACGGGATCGGCAATGCGCTGATCCGCTTTTCTTGCTCGGTAGATGGCACCAACGGAATTAACCCGATCGGCGACGGCCCGAAGTCCATGGACGTGGATAGCGTCGAAGTCTTTGGCGAGGCGGTTACGTTCTTCGCTCACAGCTATTCGAGCCTTGGATACGAGCTATCGGCTGGCAGCACGCTCCATGCGAGGATTCCAGGGTTTGCGGCGGACTTTGCGGGATCTACCAACTACTGGCGGCCAACCACGAAGTTCAGAGTCAAATACAAGCCGGTCGACCTAGATGGAAACTATGTCTCGAAAGATGTCCTTCTCTATTTTGGAGAGGTAAGCAAACTAGGGTCCGTTCCTGGGGCTGAGGACATTGGACCAGCCGACGACGTTACCGAGTATTTGAGGGAAGTAACGACTCCCGTTGACGGACTCTACACCTTCACAGGAAGAGGAGTCCTTTATGGGCGTCAGATAGATCGACCAGGGCTACCCTTCTTCGTTCTCGACACTGGCGGCGATGCTGTTCAATGCGAAGCAACCAAGCTGAGAATCCATTGGAGGTATTCAAACTTTGGATTGTCGCCCGGAAGCTATCCATTCGAGGAGGTTGTCTTTCCGGTCGATTTCCCGGTCAATCATCTGTTTGTGGCTGATGCGGACTGCACGGATGTTGTGGCGGCCACGCTGGAATTACCGGTCGATAAGCCCTTAAATACGGGAGCATGGAGCGCGGCCGGAGCGGGAAGCAGTGTTGCTGGAGATCAATTAACGGCGGGAGCTACAGTCTGTGAGTTTACGAGCGTCCTCTCTCCCCAGCCAAATGGCAGCCCTTACCGATATCTCGCCTTTGACTACAACGTCATCTCAGGCAGTCCAAGCATTGAGATTGAAGCCGTTGGGTCTGACTTCGGGAGTATCGGAGCAAGCAAGGTTTTCAGGCCAGGGATACTGAACGGGACAGGAACGCTCTATGTCGATACCCTTCGACCTCGGGAAGTGGATGGAGTTCTGGCCTCCTCGATGGCTAGGCTCGAAGCATTCAACCAGTGCAACGCGAATCCGAACACAGCTGCAATCGATCGATTCGACGGGCTGAACCTGCTTCATAGCATCATTCTGAAGTTTGCAGACGCGGTGGTCGAAGTGGCCAACTTGCGGATGAGCGTGAAGGATGAGGCAAGCCTATCGCATCGAATTGGAAGAGCCGACGGGCAGACCGGAGAAGCGCAGCACCAGATGGCTGGCCATGTTGATGGGCGGGATGCTTTTCGTATTGATCGGTCCAATATCACGAATCTAGTAAGTGGGCTCAACTTAATCCAGAGCCTTGATATCGATTCAACGAATTACCCGAGGCCGTCTCACTCGCCAGTGTCAACGCTCTCGACGGTTTCGACCTCCAACTTGGCAGTCCAAACGGCAGGCTTAGGTCTCCAGCCAGATCAGGATTTGCTCGGTGGAGCAGAGATCAGAGTTTCAGTAGGATCAACCGGCGGGATCGCGTTCTTCTATGGCCTGGAGGCATTAGGCTGGTTCGATGAAGCAACTGCGATCGGAGCTTGGGGGAATGAAGTAGCGGCGACGGCGGTACCAAGCCAAAATCCCGTTTCGGTCAAGATCGTCTCGCCGGGCGATCCTACATTCGATATCGACTATCTGACGAACCTCATCGGCTTTGGACGCGAATCGGTTCCGTACACCAGATACCTTGATCCAGCCTCCCCAGTAGAGGATGTAGAACATTACGTTCCCCTTCACCCGGCGCCGCAGGCAAAGAGAACCTACGATCTAAGGGCGAACGGCAGACGATATCACATTTATGTTGGAGCGGCGACTCGCGGTTCGGCAACGATCAGCTACTGCGTGTCTTCGGCCCTCAGGCATTTCAGAGCCTACATCGTCGATGGTTCGATCATCACGGGAGTCAATGACAACGCACTCGATCCTGAAGCTTGGAACGATACGGATTCAGGGATAGAAGCCGACTCGGTTTGCATCGTGGTCGAGAAGCGGGCGAAGGCTCCCTTGCTTTTCCTCTATGTTGGAACCACGGAAGGCGAGATATACCGCTACCAATCCCCCAATGAGGGACAGACCTGGGAAATGGCAACGCAAATCAGCTTCACCGGAACCGCGAAGATACCAGCGGTAGTGATCGGAGCCAACGGCAACCACTACGTGTATTGGATCGACGATGAGGAAGCGGTCGGCAGAATCTTCGATGCTTCACTTGCTGAGGTTCAGGCGCTGTTTACTGCGGTCTCGCCAGTGGATGAATCTGGACTAGCGGCGGCGGAATCTCCCAAGCAGGGGGGAGTGCAAAGGATCGGGCTGTTTGTGATTCAGTCGGGAGACCTGTTCCTTTATCAAGGGGAGTCGGGTCGGAGTTTCAGTTAGGCACTAAGGACGACGGCCTGACCGCTCTTTCTGCCCAACCTACGATCATCCCACGATGTTCGCGAAACCACAGGCTTGAAAGGCTCATAGCTGTCTTCGGCACCACTAATCACAACCGGCAAATGCTGAGGCATTGATTGAAGGTCCCTGATTAAATCTTGAACCGTGTAAGGCAACTCAGTTGGCTGACTCATAGATTCATTCTAACCCACTTCCATGGCCCAAGACCTCAGACCGATCTCGGATGCCGACGCCGGGAGCTGGAGCCCTTCAACGGGTTCGGACAACTATGCGGTTATCGATGAGGCGGTTACGGATGATGCCGACTACATCTCTGCCGCAACAGGGTTTGGAGCCTCGCCAAACACAACCGTCAAACTCGCAGCGGGCACTGATCCAGGGATTCACACGGGTCACAAGATTCATGCTCGGCTGAGGAGGTCGGCAGGATCGACAAGTCCCACGGTTGGCCTGTACCAAGGCGATCCTTCAGGCCTTAGCGTTGCGCTGGCGGTTCTGAGTCCAACCGTAACGACTAGCTTTGCCGACTACGACTACACCCTATCGAGCGGCGAAGCGGCAACGATAACCGACTACACCGATCTCTACCTGATGTTCGTTCAGGGAGCGACGGGAGGCACTCACTACTGTTCCCAAGCATGGCTAGAGGTTCCTGATGTTCCGATCCTCACCGGCAGTGCAAACGAGACCCTGACGCTATCTGAGGCAATCACCAAGAGCGTGCAGAAGGGACTTGGCGAACTGGTTACCTTCACCGATCCGCTTACCAAGTCCTTCACGAAGGGGGCAATCGCCGAGGCATACGATCTTAACGAGAATGTCGAGACCGCTTTCCCTGCCGCGATCATCTTCGAGACTCTGAGCCTTGCGGACAGCATCGTCAAACAGCCACTAAAGGCGATCTTCGAATCCTTGACCCTGACGGATTCAGCAGCGGCGGTTCTCTCGAGACTGATCCTAGAAAGTCTTAGCCTCACCGAGTCGATCAGCAAGCAACTAAGCAGAATCATCACCGAGTCCTACAGCATAACGGAGGCCATTACCAAGCTGGTCAGGCTGTCCCGAAAAGAGCCTTTGACCCTTACCGACGTTCGGACAATCGTCGCATCCAAGGTTCTGGCAGAAGCATTGAGCCTGATCGAAGGCAAGACGCAACTGGTCCAAAAGGGAGTAAGCGAGAGCCTAGCGTTTAGCGAATCCATTGCCCAGATGCTCGGGCATATCATTGAGGAAGCATTGAGCCTTGGGGAGTCGGTCACGAAGACTGTCAGCATCCCAAGAAGCGAGACGATAAGCCTATCGGACTCGGTTACCAAGACGCCAAGCAAGGCGATCGCGGAATCGCTCAGCCTCACGGAAACCATTACGGCGCTGAGGATCATCACCGGGCTCATCAGCGAGTCTTTGTCCTACTCCGAGGCTTTAACCTTTGGATTCTCTCAAACGGTCAGGGAGAGCATTGCCTTTAGCGATTCTGTTTCCAAGCTGTTCAGCAAGGCGATTTCTCAGGCCCTTGCACTCACGGACCAAGTTGAGGGAGCAAGAACGCTTCTATCTCTGATCGCGGAGACCTTAGCCTTAACGGACGCGCTCACCAAATCCGGCCAACGATCCATCAGCGAGACCTTAGCCCTTACCGACTCACTGGCGAAGGAAGCGAGATTGGCACGCGCGGAAGTTCTAAGCCTCACGGACTCGCCTACCAAGACGCTTGCCAAGTTGGTTCTTGACGGCCTCACGTTCACCGACACGACTGGCAAGTCCACCTACAAAACGATTTCCGAGGCCCTTGGATTCACCGAGGGATTGGATACCGACATCGAGGCGGTCATCACTGACCTGATCGATGTTGTCGAAAACGCAACCCCGGATGAGATCGTCGAGATCGCCGGACTCTTGGATCAAATCCATGAAAGCACAGGAGAATAGAATGAATGCAATCGAACGCCTGCAGATGATCGTCGCGGGTATCCGGGGTCGCAAACTCCGAGATACTGAGGTCATTCAGTTCAAGGCCAATATCCATATGAAGCTGATCAGGCCGGACGGGTCTGAGCATGAACTTCCGAGTGTCCACAACCTGATCGTCACCGCTGGCAAAAATGAGCTTCTCAAAGCCTCATCTGCCAAGTACCTGAACCAATTCGCCTATATGGGAATCGGCTCAAGCTCGACTTCCCCGGCCTCTGGAAACACTGCGCTAGGGACCGAGCTTGCAAGATCGACCGCGATCACGCCAACAAACCCATCGGCTCCGGTTCTGCAATTCCAGCACACCTTTGCGGCTGGCACCGGTACGGGCACCGTTGAAGAGGTCGGACTGTTCGACGCTTCGAGCTCGGGCAATATGCTCAACCGATCGCTGACGGGCACCATCGTCAAGGGAGCAGGAGACGCTCTCCAGATCACGATCCAGATCAGCTAAAGCATCCAAACCACCAAGACGAACCTCGCGATCGGCGGGGCTTTTTTATGCCTCGCCGAGGTGATTTATGAGAACAGCACTCTTATTTCTTTTGGCTCTTGCCTCTTCGTGGGCGGGAGCTATCGACCTGCGACCGCTCTACGTGCCTCCAGGTGGCGATATCCACGGCGTTACGGCCCAAAGTGGCCCAGTAGACCTGCAACCCGCGATGGAAGCGGCAGCGGCAAGCTGGAACGCCTTAATCCTCGATCCCTGGTCGCTGACGATCAAATACGGATGGTCTGATTCCATCCCTGGGGTTCTTGCGCAGTACTGGGGTTGGTGGTTGCCATTTGGAGATCAGCGGCATTTCCAGGCGAGGATTCTTTTTAATCCTTCCTTTGATTGGACGGCCTTTGACCTTCCGACCGTTGCCCGGCATGAGCTAGGGCATTCGATGGTAGGGGTTGGGCCTCGCTGGGATTCCGAGGTAGCAGACGGCGACGTTGACATTCTCGCGCCTTTGAACTTTGCGGGATCTAGCTTTCCAATCACGGAAGGGCATCTAGCCGATCCCACTTCCCTGATGTATCCGTTCCTGGCACCAGGCCAAGTCAAGACCATCACCGCCATGGACCTTGATGTTGCGATGCAGGTTCAGGGGTTCACGCAGTACGGGCCGGTTCCCGAGCTTTCAACCATCTTCGCGGTTCTGATTGGAGCCGCTTTTCTCTATCCACGCCTTAGGAGGGCATAGACATGGCACTTGGCAAGATCAAAATCGATACGAAAAACAGCGACATGGCGAGGAAGTATCTTCGTGCGCTCCAACTCATCAACGAAGGGGTTGAACTACTCTCAGACGTTCGAGCTAGCTGCGTTCAATGCAAGATGGACGACGGCGACGGGCAGGGTTCTCAGGTCGTGGGTCCGATCACTCAGGAAGCTTGGGGCGCGGCGACTTTGTTGGACGCTCAAGACGCTACCGGGGAATTGGAGTCCATCGAGTTCAAACTCACCACGAACGCCTCACAGGTTGATGTCGGCAACGCTATCCCGCAGGCCCTTGCCCGAGTTGACTAATGCCACTTTCAACCCCCGACGTTTGGTACCGATGCGATGAGGCGTCGGGGAATCTCATCGACCAGATGGGAGTCTATGATGCCACTGACAACGGCACCATAGGCTCTACTTCTGGTGTCATCAGCGGAGCTAGGTCGTTCAACGGGTCTACCCAGTATGGACGTGTAACCAATCCAAGTATCGTCAACTACGCGCCGCTATCAGTGACGTTGTGGTGCCACTTAAATTCTCTTTCGGCTAACACAAGCCTGTTTGGGCGATGGCACGCTAACGGTCCCGGGGGAGATCTTCTAGGTTGGTTGATTCTAGTTACTGTATCTGGGTCGGCGTTCTTCCTATGTCGAGACAATGTTAGTGGACTCGTGTTCTATGCTGAAACACCAACGGGGCTAGTGACTACAGGAAGTACATATCACCTAGCCGCCAAGATGGATTCTGGAACCAGCATTTCGATTTGGGTTAACGGCACCAAATACACACCATCAACATCGGCTTTTGGTGCCCCCTATGCAGGGGAAGATTTATCTATTGGATCAGGCCTCAATAACTCAAGCATTGCTGACCCACTAAATGGCTGGCTAGACCTCATAGGAGCCTACTCCTACGACTTCTCTGACGCTGATGTAGCCACTCTTTGGAACGGCGGGGCGGGCTTTGACCCGACTGCGCCCGCTGGCGTCGTCATCCCCGTCTTCATGGCTCGTGCCCGCCAAATGGTGGCTTAACTATGCAATTCCTTAGAACTAACACCGCAACAAGAATCACAGTTGGCCCTTTCCTCGACAAGGCGGATGGAGTCACCCCCGAAACGGGAATCACCGTCACGAGTTGCAAGTTGACGCTGGTGGTAGATGACGGGGGAGTTCCGACCCTTGTTTTGGATGCTGCGCCTACAGCCTCCGGCGGAGCCAATGACATGGTTCATATCACGGGAGACGACGCGGGCTACTACGACCTAGAACTCGCGGCAGCAAACGTGAACTACTTGGGAAGGGCCAAACTCGCGATCACCGATGCGGCTGTTCACTGCCCGGTTTTCATGGAGTTCATGATCCTCCCGGCGATGGTCTATGACTCGTTGATTCTTGGGACGGATGTTCTGCAAGCCGATGTCACTCAATTGCTCGGCACCGCTTTCGCCACACCAACAGTGGCAGGAATCCCTAAGATCGAACTTCCAACGATCCCCAACAACTGGATCACGGCGGCGGGAATTGCCTCCAACGCCATCACCGCTGCAAAGATCGCCACGGACGCCATTGGCGCGGCTCAAGTAGCTGCCGATGCTGTCACCGAGATTCAGAGCGGACTATCTACTTTGAATGCCGCTGGCGTTCGAACGGCTCTTGGGCTTGCATCTGCAAACTTGGATACCCAACTTGATGCCCTTCCCACAAATGCTGAGTTAGCAACTGCCTTGGCGGCAGCAGACGACGCGGTACTTGCCGCTATCGCCGCGCTCAACAATCTCAGTCAAGCCAACATTCGAACGGCTGTTGGATTAGGTTCGGCGAATCTCGATACCCAGTTAGCAGACTTGCCAACGAATGCAGAACTAGCGACCGCGCTTGCCGCGGCGGATGACGCTGTATTGGCTGCAATCGCGGCTTTGAATAACCTGAGCCAAGCGAATATCAGGACCGCTCTGGGAATGTCCAGCGCGAACCTAGACACTCAGCTTGCCGATCTGCCGACAAATGCAGAATTGGCCACGGCTTTGGCAGCTGCCGATGATGCTGTTCTGGCGGCGATTGCGGCTCTCAATAACCTCAGTGCCGCTCAGGCTGAGACGGCAGCGGCAGCGGCTCTAAACACTTACGATCCTCCCACAAATGCTGAGATGGTCGCAAGGACCCTGCCGTCAGCGGAATATGCGACGGCGGCTAACCTCTTGACGCTAGATGGAAAGGTAGTCACCATTGACACAATCGTTGATGCCATCAAGGTATCAACTGACCGATTCGAGACCATGATCCAGCTGGACGGCTCGGTTTACCGCTTCACGATCAATGCGCTAGAGATGGCACCATCAGGCGGCGGCGGCGGTGGCGACCAATGGGCAACCGATATTCAGGCAGGGGTTGAGGATGAAACCTACGGGCCAGGCTCCGCAGGATACATTCTGTACACGAATCTCGACGCACAGGTCTCCGACTTACTCGGCGGCGCAACCCCAACGCCAAGCTATTCGGATGACTGCGCAGACGTTCAGACCTTTGACGCTGGGGAGAAGAAGCCGGTCTATGTCTCACTTGCTTCGACTGGCGGAACTTTCACCATTTCCAGTGCCAAGGTCTTCCTTCAAACAGCGGCAGGCGCGGCGGTCGGAACCCTCACCAACGTCAATGCCACCGGCTTCGACGCTGGGGCACTCACCACGGCGAGGGCATGGTTCAACCTCAATACGGCGGCTCCGAACGGGGCTGATTCTGCTTTGGCGGTTGGCACCTATGAACTGCTCTTTGTGATCAACGGAACGGGTTCAGACGGCATTGCCAGAACCCACGAGATTCCGGTTGTGATTCAGGTGGTCTAATGATCGGAATACCCTTCCACCCCGCTCCCTGGTCCATCGTCGATAACCGGATTGTAGATGGCGCCGGAAAGGTAGTCAGCGCCGCCGGGGTCAACGTCTGCGGCTATGCCAACCTGCCGACCACCAAGAGTCAGGCGACCACAAGGGCTAAGAAGGTTGCAGCCCTGGGCATCCGTGTTCTGAGGGCTCATCACATGGACGGGCCGCTCCTGGACAATCCTCAGAGCCATGGCGAGCGGTTCCAGTGGTGGCTTGATGCTTTGAAGAAGCAGGGCATTCCCGTCATCATCGAGTTTGCTTCTTCAAGGTTTGAGAAGGCTCAAGTGGTAGCGGGTGACTCGGCTGAGTGGTTCAGCTACGTGCGGCAGGTCTGTTCGCTCGATCTATCCAACGTTGTCGCGGCTTGCCCGGTGAATGAGTTCCCGTCTCCAACGATGGCTTACCTCGAGATGGAAGCTTGGATTCGCAAGTGTGGCTATAAAGGCTTGATCTTCGGCTCCAACGCGATAGTACAAGGCGGCGAGATGGGAGACTTCGCCAACGGTCACTTCTACTGCGGGCTGGAAGGTCAGAAGGACGATGAGTTCTTCGAGATCGAATACAAGGACCAGCCGTGGAATCATCCGAAGCCTCAGCCACTACCAGTGGTGGCAACGGAGATCGGCCACTTCTGGCCAGCTTCCACGCGCTACCAATCTGAATGGCAGATCGTAGAGTCACTTCTCAAGGTGAAGGCGCAGGTGATCATCATGTTCGCCTACGTCGACAACATGGACGAATGGACGTCCGCAAAGAAGCCGATCGACAAGGACAGCTTCCACAACGATCCTGACCGCATGGAGACGCTTGCTCGGTTGGTTCACCGGATGGCTAATGTGAGCTACTTGCCGAGGACGTTCACGCCTGGGTTCAAGGCTTCGAAGGTGGATGGTGGGAAGTGGAAGATTGGGACGGTGACGGCGGTGGGAGTGAAATGAAGGCAAAGCTAGCGACAGATAACACCCTGATGTTTTGGTGCCCAGGCTGTGAAGAGCATCACGGGATCACCGTCAACTCTCCCCATGGATGGACATGGAACCAATCCTTAGAGGAACCAACGGTCAGCCCGAGCATCCTGGTAAACGGGACTCGCGCTCTGGTCGATGGCAAGCCTGTTCACTGGTTCAAATATGAAGGCGAATACCCTGCCGAGCGGTGCGACTTCATTTGCCACTCATTTGTTAAGGACGGGCAGATTCAGTTCCTTGGGGATTGCTCCCACGACTTGAAAGGGCAGACCGTTCCATTGCCGGACATTGACAAAGTAGCTGAGTTTCCCTAACCTGGAAAAGCTCCGAATAATATATCGAACTTCTCCAAACCGCCTCAGTCTTCGGACTGGGGCGACTTTTTTGTGTCTGAGCGTGGTGGATTTCCTGACTGAACCTGTGGGTTATCTGGTGGGTTATTACAGATAGCGATTTCCGTGCCTTGCGCGACGATTTTCGGGATTCTGTAGCCTCAAAACAGGTTGTTTTGTGGCTGGCGGACTAGGATTCGAACCTAGCTCATCAGGATAGAAACGGCTACTTCGTGGGTTGTTCGGTGGGTGTTAATCCGTCAAAAACACCCGCTACAGACTTGGTTTTGAGGTCCCTTCTGGTCCTCGAATACTCATCCAAAAGCATCTTCGGATCATGCCTCATATTGCTGGCCACCGTCACCACGTCGGACCCCGCTTCGAGCTGCATGAATCCATAGGTTCTTCGAAGCGCATGGAGGCCGAAATAGGGCACTTTCTCCAGCGCGGTCCCCTTTGCCGCTTTCTTCAAGCGATCGTAAAGCATCTTGCCTGACAGCGGTCCTTTCGTTCCCCCAACCACGTATCCCGGCTTCCCTCCAATCTCTTTATCAAGCATCGGCGGAATTGGCACCCAGGCTTCCGACTCGTCTGTCTTGAGAATCTTGCGTAGGATGATCTTGCGTTTGACAATCACGGCGGACCTCTTTGGAATGAATCCGTCGCCGATACGGTCGTCGTGCTGCAATCCGCAAGCCTCAGACCGCCTCAGCCCGCAGACAAAACACAGCAGGGCAAATATCCGCGTGTCGGGGTCAAGTTGCGTGAGAAGGGTTCCAGCGGCCTTGATTTCCTCAGGGAACAAGGGTCGGCGGTTGTGCTTGCTCTTTCTTGGTACGGTGATTCGCGGCTCGACTTGGCAGAACTTGAGAAGTTGGTTGATCCAAGCGCATCGATTGCGGAGGGTCGACTTGGCGAGGGTCTGTCTTGCCTTCCATTCTTCAAGATGTTTTTCTCTGATGAGGTCTGGCGCCATCTTCCCGAGTGGATCTTTTTCAAGGCTCGACACCCAGTAACCGTAAACCTCTTGGGTTGTTGGTGAGTAGCGTTTGGTTTTAAGCCACTCGCTGGCTCTCGTCCCAAACGACTTCCCTTTTAGCGGCGCGTTTGGATTTGCGAGTTCGGCCAGTCTTTCCTTGAGCAATCGACGGGCTAAGGTCTTCGATTCCGCAGCCGGACCTTTCACCTTCTGATTGTTGAATTGGACGATCAGCCTCACTTTGCCGCTTGGCAGAGTTTCCCACGTCCCTTCCCCCTTCGCTCGTCGCCCACTCACTGTAGGCACTTAATGTAGCACACCACTTTCCGCCTTTCTTCTGGGCTTGGAGCTGGCCAAGAATGGCGGCTTCCCTCAACGTAGATTCCCCCCAGCCTGTCCATTGGGACAGCTTGCTGAGACAAACCGGTACGTTTACAGGGAAAGACAGCTCCACCCTATCCTCCTTCCCCCTGACCGCGCACCTCAATCTTGTAATCTTCCGTTGCAGGGACAATTACAAACGTGACGACAGCATCTTTTGGCTCTACGAATCCCTTGAACTCCTTCTTTCCAAAGACCACAATCCAATCTTGCATCTCGGCATGGAATGCGGCATAGACGGACAACGGGCCTTCAAAGCCGAGCCTTTGTTGATGGCGAACCTCTCGGAATCGAGACCAAGCTGAGAGTAGTGCCCAGCGCATCAGCCTTCTCCCTTCCGCACATCCGGCCCACTAACAGCAACCGCCATGCTTTCCGCTTTGGTTGGCTTTCCGATGGCTTTTAATCCTTGGTCGGTTAGAACTAGTCCAGGTTGATCTTTCGGGCTCATGCTTACGAATTGAACACGCTTGATGTAACCGTCTCGGATCATCCGATCAATGGTTTCTCGGTTCTCACCTGAGAGCCCATTGCCAGATGGACCCACAAAAATGTAGACAGTGGCCCGAGGATCATCAATAACTTTCCAGCCTTCCCAGAGGAGCTTTAGCGCGTATTTATCCATCACTTCCCCTCCAATGCCGCTAGCAACGCCCGTGCAACAGCCTCAGCGCGTGTGGGAGCAAAGTGTCTTGGCGTCCAGTTCATGTTCAGAAACGCGTACCCTAGCTCCGGGTGGTTATATCGCGTGAATCCAAATGGCATAAACGCGCCCAACTCATCAAGGCGGTTTAAGCCCCAATCCACGAAATGAGCATTGGAATACGAGCTTTCATCAGGGTAGTAGTGCGCTCCGCCTTCCTTCGTTGGGATGATAAGCCCGTAAGGATCATAGGCAACCGAGGCCCTAGCCCCTTCAAACCTTTTGTTAATCGCTTCCGCTAGCTGCTCTAACATGGCTTCTCCCCCTCGGCGGATTCTTCCAGGTCCTCGGAGAAGTCCCAGGGGCAAGGCATACGCAAATCCAAGTCACCTGATTCAAGGTAGATAGCAATCCTCGAAGCCATCCATCCAGCGCAGATTCTCCTCAACCCCGGCGAGTGGTGACATTTGAACGGAACCCCTTCCAGTGTCGCTTTAAGCGCGTCTAGCTGTGTTTGAGGGCAACCATTGGGGACTGTTCCTAATCGGTAAGCACAACTAATGCACCGTCCATCCACCCCATCCAATTCCATTACTCTATCTAGGCCCGGCTGAGTTTTCTTAACCAGATGCCTGCCGAGTTCTTCCCCCTCAGGGGTGACCCTTGACCTGTCAAATGCTTCCTCTATGAGAGCCATCTACCCCTCCCCCTCTACCTGTTCACTGTTCAAATCGAAGCCTCAATAGCTTTTTCTTCGGCGGCTTGGTAGCAATGGTCGTTAGCTGCTTCCATCGCTTCTTGCTCAGTCCTGAACCCTGTAATGATTGTCTCGATGACATGAATTCCCTTTACTTGGGTGCCATAAGCAAAAGCCCATTCGCCTTGGTTCGAGAGCAGAAGCTCTACCTCTTGATTGTGGAATTCGTAACCATGCTGGACTGTCCATTCTGTTTTCATCTTTAACCTCCTACCTGTTCACTGTTTTTGTACGGATTTGTATACATAGTTTTTTGATTTTTAACGGACTTCGTCCTTTGCGGCGACTCCAGATTGTTGGTTTCGCTACCAGTTTCGATCTGGCGGGTGCTTACTTCTTGAATTCGGATAGGCCAGAACAGCATCTCGGAACTCCTATCGCAAAGGTTCTCGGTTACGTACATTGGTGCAGGATCGGACCATGACAGCCAATTAGGACGCCAGCACCTAACCCAATACCAACCCGCTGTTTTTGGACAGTTGTGGCTCCAAAGAACTGGATCAAGGTATCCGTTCATCTACTCCCCCTCCTAACCGCATTGTCTTTAAGGGCGGCTTTGGCTAATGCTCTGGCTTCATCTTGTTTTAGGCTATTGCCACCAGGCACCCAAGGCTTCCAGCCGACGCACTTCTCTTTCCAGTCGTTGTAAATGGACCTCGCAATGATTTCCTCGCATCGCTCCCTTTCTTCTGTACGGATGGAGGCGGCCCAATCCTCTATGGCTTGTATCTTCCAGTCCTCCGGTCGTGGAGCCCACGTCAGTTCAATAAATAGCTCTCTTGCCGTCTTCATTGCTTACTCTCCTCTTGGGGCTCACGGGCTTTCAATCCTTTCACAAGGGCTTCATTTAGCATTCTTGTCGCCTCATGAATCGTTGCAAGTGGGCCGATGCTAATCCCCAAATCCTTGGCCCTTTGATGCTGTTTCATCGTTGCGTATCGAGACTTATCGCTTTTCATTACTCTCCTCTTTGCTCACCTGGGAGAGGGCGGCGGCGGCTTTCTTGTAAAGATCAGACTTTGCATCGTTGCCAAGATTGTTCTGTTCTTGGTAAGCCTCCAACGCCTCCCTCAACTCTTTCGTCTTGTCTGCTACATGAGAGTTGATGAGGGCGGTACATGATTCAATGTCTTGCTCTGATGGGTAATCCTTGGTTCGCGCAAGCGTCAGGATTCCCAAAGCTAGGTTTCGTGCATCCATCTACGAACCCTCCACTTTAACCGGCTTGATTCCAAGAACTACAAAGCCTTCTTTGAGTGGTTGTAAGTCCCCGTTCGAGAACACGTAGGCGACTTCGACTTCTGTCTTATCTCCGGTGAATCGCTCTGGCGTGGGAAGCCAGTGATGCAACTCCAAAATATCTCCCTTTTGGAAGCTCCGATCATTCCGGCGAACCTCAAATGTCTTGTCGCCTGAAACAACCGCTTCGAAATAGGGCGAGATTGTTTTTAGCTTGTGCCTCATACCGCTTCCTCCCTCAACAGTTCCTCCGCTGCTTGGAGGTATGCGTCTAGCTCAGGCATTTGGTCGTAATAGTGAGTTGTTCGCACTCCGTCTTCCCATTTGGAAACCTCTAATACAAAGTGGTCCTCCGCCAATGACCCGTGAATGTCCTTAAATTCCTTCTCCCGCAACGCCTCAGTGATTTCACCGATCAATAGCCATTCGTCTCCAGGTGGCAATTCTTTGCCGTCTTTGAATAGACACAGCTTCTCGTTTATTCTTTTCAATATCCAATCCTGCCATGCGGCGTACTCAGCAGGCATTTCCCTTGCATCCAACTTCTCTAATACAGATTCGATCTTTTCCTTCATCGCTTACCTCTCTTAACCTTCCGGTTAGTCGGCCTCAAGAGTTTGCGGCCTTTTGATCTTGGGGGTTTAGGCATTGGGCTTCCCCATGAAGTAGTGCCAAACTAACCCGTTTAATTGGACCGTACCGAGATAGTCGAGCCCGGTATCGTCGAATGGTTCACCCGTTCCAACGCAAACACACCTGCGGCAGCCATAGTGGGAATCAGTGTCCACAATCGCCCATAGCATCGGTTCGCCGTTCTGAACATCGACCGCAATTGGCTTGAAGCTCTCGGGAATGAATTTCGATTCCGAGTAGTTGAATGCCGGTAGCGGAAACTTCCAAATGACTGCCATCAAGACACCCCCGGCAAAGCCAATCGGGAAGGAATACTGCCAAGGGCCGCACCTTCCTGCATCTGCGGAATGATCGACTCACCTACCGTCTGCCCGTTTCCGGTGACCATGTAGGGCAGGAACGATTGCTCAAAGGTCTCAATACCGTCAGCAACTCCTACCAGTTTTGCCTTGATAACGAGAACCAGCGACCGCCAAAGACGTTGTACTTCGGCTTGGTACTTAGCCTCAAGGAATGTCCCCCTCTTTCCCCATGGACCACCCTGCTCTGCTTTGAATTCTTGCTTGTCCGTATCCGGCATAACCAATGTGATTCGATAGGTCAACCCATGAAGCGCAAACATGAAGGTGTTCCCGCGATCGTCGTCGAATGTTGCGACCTGAGTACACCCGTGCTTCTTAAGCATCTGAGTGATTTCCAGACCTGATTTCCACTCTGGAGTCTTGGTCCCTTCCGCATACTTCCTAGCCATCAAACTCCCCCCTGCGACTGCGGGGTCATGCGGCCTGACTTGGGGGCAACAAAGACCAGCTTCCCGGTGGCTCTTTGAACCTCTTCCTTAAAGCTGGCGGCGTCGCTGTTCTGGTCTGACAGGTGAAGTAAATGGATCTCGCGGACGTTGGATAAATCGTTTGCTTGCAGCATCCTGATAAGCCTCTCAATGCTCATGTGGTTGGAAGTGGTTCGGGTGAAGCGGTGGGAGTCGAGACGGGATTCTCTGATCTCTTCTTCCCCCCAGTTGGCCTCAAGCGCCATGATGGTGGCGTCGGCAAATTTGTACTTTGAGTAAGCGGTATCGGTCAGATACACCAGCCGATCATCAGGACCCGCAACGTAGAAGCCAAGCGGCTCGGCGGCATCGTGGACTAGATCGAACGGTCTGACTTTGTAGGGGCCGATGTCGTAGACGACCCCCTCCTTAACCACCTTGGCGTTGTGGTGGCCAAGCAATCTCCCTTTGAGCATCGCCTTCCACGTTCCCGCGCTGGCAAAGACTTCGACTCCTGCGCTCAACATATCGGGGACTGCTCGGCAGTGGTCTTGATGCTCATGAGTTACCAGGCATCCCGCAAGCTTGGTGACTTGGAAGCCTGTTGCCTCTTGGATCGCTCGGAACCTGACGCCGCAGTCGATCAAGAGGGATGGCCCGCCAGCCACGCTCAACAAGTAAGCGCAACCGGCGGAAGAAGAGGCAAGGGGGCGAAAGTCCAACTAGAACCCTCTATCCTTGGGAACCAGGGCCGTTGCCGCAGCTTTGAACTGGGCAACCGTCTTGAACCCTTGGGTCTTGCAGTCGACTAGGAACTGCTCAAGCGTGATCGGCTCTTTGGCGTCCTTCAACTGATCGGCAAGGAAGTTCACCGTATCCTCAGAGAGCTTCAGTTCAGCGATTAGATCGGCAAGGGGAGGAAGTTCGGCGGCGGACTCGGCAGTCTCTGGCTCTTCAACCTCGGCAACTACCTCAGCCTGTGCCGCAATCTGCGGCTGAATGTCGATGATCTCCGCGTTGGCCATGATCGACTCTTCTTCGTCGACCTGAGCGAGAACCTTCTCTTCGTCTTGTCGGCTGATCGATTCCATCAGCAAGCTATCGGAGCTTGAATTGATGATCGGCTTGCACCGTCTGCGAATGACCGTCCTGAGTGCCATCTGATCAGGGAACTCGTGATGCGTTCCCTTGTTGCCCGACGGCTGGTAAGTCTTGGACATCCCCCAGGACTTGGTGATCTGCTCCCAGGTCATGATCTCCGCGCCAAGGTCCTCCCCGGTTTCCTTGTCGTAGATCGTGCAGTAAGCGGCCTTGATCTTCGACGGGTTGACGTTCTCGATCTTCTGAAGATGCTTCTCGATGATATTCTTGCCGCGAATCTTCGAATACTCGAAAGTGTCGTCGTTGTAGACCACGTCGGCAATGATCTCGATGTTGGGCTGAATGCGTTGGGCAAGAGCCTGGTCGCCAAAGTAGGAACGTTGGCAGGTCAACTGATTCCCGTAAACGATGAAGTAGAGTTGTTTCTTCGCTGGATTCAGTCCTTGGACCACCATGTCGAGAAGAGCGTTAGCAATGGAAGCCTTTGTGCAGCACTCCAAAGCTGGCTTGCCATTGCGATCCTTCACTTCCTGGAGCGCGAGATAGGCGCTCTTTAGGGCGTTCTCGACCGCGTAATCCTCGGGAAGATGGAGGGTCTTTCTTTCTAGGTAAGTTCGGACCTGTTGCCCGACTTGAACGACGACGTTTGCTTCTGGTTTGGTTAAAGCTGGTGCAGCTGACATTTGTTTTAATCTCCTGAATCTAGGCGGCTTCGAACCGCAGGGTTTGGTCGGGCTTGGATACGACTAGGCGAATCTGTTGCCCGTGAGTTGCGAGAATGTCGGTCACGCTCTCGGCGTTGTCGATAAACACCGGACTGGTGAATCCGTAGTGCCTTGAAAGGCTGTTGATAACGTCTAGGCCCGCATTGATCTTGTTGCCCGTGTTAAGGTTGCCATCGAAGGGAACGCCGTCGACGGTGCAGACGCAGCACTCTTCAATGCCGCCGTTGACCTGGGTGTCGAAGAGCTTGAACTTAACCAAGCTGAAGCGGGAGTTGATGCGATCGGTGAGCATCGCGACTTTAGCGCGAATGAACTCTTCGATCAGGAATAACTCACGGGCGATTCTCTCTTTCTCGCCTGATAGCTTCTTCTCTTGCGCCTTGAGGTCGTCGACTCTGGCAACCGACTTCGCGTAAAGCTCAAGATGGGCTTTCTTGGTGGCGAGTCCGTTGATCTGGTCATTGACTTCCAGAATCTGATTCCGAATCTTTGCCTGCTCTTCCCCGGTGGAAGCGAGTAGTGCGGTGATAGATTGCTCGATCCCGGCCTTTTGCTCATTGAGCTTGGCGATCTCGGAATCTACTGCCGTGGTATCCACCGTCACGGAGGACCGGGCGGCTTCGAGTTTCGACTTCTCGTTACCGATCTGCTCGGCTAGAGAGTTTGATTCTTCTTCCGCCACAATCAGCTTTGCTTTGAGGTCTTCGATCTTTAGGAGGCAAGCATCTTGGGCCAGTTTGGCTTTCTTGCCGTTCTCCCTGACCTTCTCAAGCCGGGTGGACTTTGAAAGATTGAACTCTTCCTGCGCCTTCTTTCGAACCTCTTCAAGTCGATCCTCCGGGATAGGCTGATCGCAGGATGGGCAAGTCAAGGCCATCGGCGCCATGGTGAAGACTTCCGCTTCCACGAGGTCGTATGCCTTGATGCACTCATCCCGATTGGACAAGTAGCGGACGGCATCGTTCTCGGTATCGCTGATCTCAGTTTTGAGAAGGCGGACCTTGCGGGAAGCCTCATCCCCTTTCGCCTGCAAAGCATTGAGGGCGGACTGATCCTGCCTTTGCCGCTCGGCGAGATCTGCCGACTGGCGATTCTTGACCGATAGAATCTCAGTGTCGATCTGAGTGATCTGGCGTCTCTTCTCGGTGACTTCCGCACCATTGTCGATGCGCGAGAGTTCGGCCTGCAGATCGGTTCGTTTCTGGTTGTAAGTCTGCTCTAGGGCCGCAATCCCTTCGGCGGTGAAGTCGATGACAGGCAGAGCCCGATTGACCTCATCGATCCTTTGCGGGATGTGCTTGATCTCTTCGTCGACCTGCTTCTTCTCAGCAGCAGCAACCTTCTTATGGTCTTCGATCGAGCGGCCTTTCAGTATCCCAGGAAGATCGGCAAGCTGGGAATGAGCGGCGATAACGTCGTTATCCGTGATATCCCCGCAAACCTCCAAGAGCAAGTTGCGGCGATCCTTCCAGTTCATGACCTTGTTGAAGTAGGAAGGGTCGGACACTAGCCGGAACGTCTGCTCTGAGCAAATCTCCGAGACCTTGCGCTTGTACTCCGCCATGGAGCATGGAACGCCATTGACGTAGTGGTCGGTGGTGTGGCTGGTGAATGCTTCCGCCGCCGCTCCCCGCTGGGTTTTCCAATCCTCTTGGTAGACCTTGCGGAATGTGAATAGCTGGCCGTCCACGTCGATGGTAGCCTCAACTTCATGGAGTAGCCGATGCTCGGGTTGGCCATCGGGCAAGAGGGTCTTGATTTCGAAGTCCGCACGGTTGGCGGAATCCTTCCCAAAGAAGAGCCAGAACCAAGCGTCGGCGATTGTGGTCTTACCGAGCCCGTTCGCTCCATAGATGGAAGCATTCCCGGTGAAGTCCAGATTCAGGGATTTGATTCCCTTGAAGTTGGAAAGCTTGAGATTCTTGAGAGTGACGATGGTGGTAGTCGATGCGACTGGTGGTGAAAGTAAAGCTGCCATTATTTAGAAACCCCCGGATAAAGAATCAACTTGCCGACGACGATGCCGACGAAGGCGAAGAACAGGACCCACTTCATGAGCCGCTCGATTCGGCGGGACCTTGCCGCATTGATGGCGTCTTGCTCCATCTGCCAGCGGTTGCGGCTTGGGCGGTTGGTTATGTCGAAGCTGGATGAAGCTCCAAACCCATCCTGATTGGCGGGGTTGGTGCCTTTGCCGTGGACGTGGTTCATAGTCGTGTCTCCCATCGCTCACACCCAGCGAGAGCGTGCTCACTCTTTGAAACTCCGCAGACACAGACCGCCTCTAGCCGCTTGTTAGTGGCGTCGACAATCTCAGTCAGTCGATTGAGGGCTGGCTGGAGAATCGCGGGAATCTCCCGTCCCTCAGCTAGCAACCGGACAGCCGACAACTCTTCGTAATTGCATCGTCGCTCGGCATAGGTACGATCTGGTCCTTCGACGTTGCAGTACCTCATGATTGCCGTGTACATGAATTCGGCTTTTCGTGCATCGTCCATCAGGCAGCCACTCCCCTCTGAGCATCCCGCGCCTTGTCGATCAACTCCATCGCCTGGAGTTCGCACTCGTGGGCTTTCTGGTCAGCCCTGGCGACCATTGCCTGCAAGCTCTTAGACCGCGCATCCCAAAAAGCCTTCTCGCGCATCAGGGACTCTGCCCATCGCTCAGCCTCATTCGTGGAAAGGGTTTTGCCGTTGTGGAGGATGGTGGGCATTAGTGACCACCCGTATAAGCTCTGCGTCGATACTTGGCGGCTTGCTTCTTCTTGGCATAGCTGACCTGCGACTCACGAACCCGAAGCTCAAACGATGAGTTGTATTGCCGAATCCCGGTTCGGCGCTTAGTGTTGCGATTGCCAGACGCATACTGAATTGGAGGCATTGGGGTCCCGCCCAAACAGGCGGCGGCGAGTAAGCCAGGGAAAAGCAGTGGGCTTCTCATTAAAACCTCACCATCCTCAAATCTCGGGAGGTGACGGTTCCGAGCCACTGGGAGCAAAACCCTAGCGTGGTTTCCTCCGCGACGACCTCTAGGAAGTCGTCATAAGACTTGGCGAGGTTGACCTTCTTAGCGCGGTAGGTCTTGGGGGTTGGTTGTTTGGATGAAGAGTTTTTAAGATCATGCATTTCAAATCTCCTGCCGGTGTCAGCCGGTAAGGAGATTATCGCACGGTTTTGTCAGATAGTGATAGTGTTGTCAGACTTTTTCTCGAAAAAGTCTTATCAGGGTGTAATGCCGGTTGCGTCGTATACCGTGACCTTCTTGCTTCCCTGTTGCCTGATGATCCCGACCAGATAGCCGACCTGTTCGCCGCCGTCAATGATCTCATCCTGATATTTGGAGTTCAGGGGGTGAAGGATGAAGTTCTGCCCGTCGTGCTTCATTTGCTTGATCGTGACGTGATTATCGAAGGATCGGTAAAGAACGATTGCGCCTATCTTGGGAACGTCCGACTTGTGGAACACGCATAGATCATCGGGCCAAACCAGGTCATAGCAGGAATCCCCAACAACTCGGCAAGCGAACCTAACGCTAGGGCCTCTAGCGGTTGCCATCTCATTTGGAACTTCAATCATCTCGTCAGCATCGACGGGGTCCATCCAATCCACTTTGCTATTTGCTCCCACGTTCCCCACGAACGGTATTTCAGGCTTGACTAGAGGTTCGGGAGCATAGAACGGGCCAACGTCGTTCACAGGAGCTTTTAAGCCGGTCGCACGATAGAACTCGTGCCAAGAAACGCCCCACTCAGCCCCAAGCGTTTTTGCTAGGTCTTGAGGTAACTGGGACCGCCCGTATTCATATGAACGGTACGTGGCTTCTTTGATCTTTAGAAGCTTTGCGACGTCTCGCTGATAGACCTTCCTGCCCTCTATTTGCGCCCTCTGTTCCCTGAAGGTTCGCAACTTTTCACCTAGCATCTTTAGTTCGTCGGCGTCAGAGTTTCTGCTCACGCGACTATTTTCTGGAAATAATGCACCCAGATAGTATCACACTTCTGGCAGAGTGTGATAGGATTGAGACACATGGCTGAAACAACAGTGAAAATACAGGGAAGGCCAACGCTCAAGGATGAGGACAAAGCCGTCGTATTCGGCGAGCTGTCCCTCCTCAAAGGAAAGACCCCAGCGTATAGGGCGAAGCGGCGGGAACTTGCCGTTCGGTTCAACTACACCGAAGGGGCTATCGAGAAGCTTTTCGAGCGGTTGAAGTCCGCCTTTCTCGCAAAGGAAATTGGCCGGGGATCTGACAATCACACCGGCCCTTCTTCATCAACAACGCCCAAGGACGTCGCCGCTAATAGCATAGACGATCCGACGGCCTGACCGATTCCGAGGGAGGAATTTATGGCTATCAAGATACATCAAGGATTCAAATTGCCCGGCAAGGGACTCAGCACCACGGCGATCATGTCGCTACTCACCGAGAGAGTTATCAAGGGGGACGATGATTCGATCCTTATCTCGGAACTCCAATCGCTCACTGCTGAGACGCGGGAGAACGTCATCGCCGATCTTCGGTTCCTTTGTGAGAAGGGCTGGCTCAAGATCAAGAACGGCGAATGGGAGGAAGCTGGCTCGATCAGGATCGAAGGGTTCTGCATTGATATCGGCGTCGATCAAATGACGCTCGGGGTTCAGCCGACAGCACCGACCACGGGAAGCCCAACCACCAAGCGGGAAGAGACGGGAATCGATGAGGTTGACCTTGGCGGGTTCCGCTACTTTGGGACGGTGGATTTTGACGGGTCTGATCCTGATGGGCCTAAGTTTGAACTGATCATTCAGAAGCAAGAAATCAGCACGCCACCGGCAGAAGCAACGGATGTTTACGGTCGGCGACTTGATACCAGAGAGAGAGCTTGGACCGAGTTCGATAACTTCGTTCAGAAGGACAGCCGAGAGAATACAGGCGATCAGATTTACCTCGCGCTTGGCGGAACGGAGTGGACGATGGAGGTTCGAACGATTAAAGACCCGTTCGGTCCTGACGAGCTTCCCGAAAAGAACATTCAGCTCACGATCTTCCGACAGGCTTCAGATGAAGCCACCAGCACGAAGGTAGTTGAGGAAGCTTTCGAGTCTCACGGTGAAGCCTGGAACTACGTCGACGAATACCTTGGCCCAATCGAAACCGAGTTAGCGGCTGAAGTTGAGCCAGAGGTTGAGGCTAGTTGATGGAAACCGCAACCTTCCAAACCGAAGGACTCTTTGACTCTGATGGGGCTCCAACGGGCTATTTTGCTTGGGGTCATATTGCGCCTGATCGGATGATTGCCCGTTCAATCGCTGAATGGGATTCTGACTACGACGAGAAGATTCCCTCATCGAAATGGACTGTAGAGCATTCCTATGCCAAGGAGCCAACAGTTGAGGAGCTAGAGCGGGATGAGTTCTTTGGTTTCCAGGCGTCCCGAAAGCCAAAGAAGGGATACGAGCCGATCACGTTTTGCCGTGTGCCAGAGGTAGCAGGGTGAGAACCATCGACCTCTCGGAAACTCCCCTCCAGCGAATGGGGGGGAAGATCGACAGCGAATGTCAGGCCATGCTGTCCGACGTTCTGGTCACGGTCCGCTTGACCGATCTTAAATCCCTACTCAAACGGGCTAAGGGGAAGAAGGCCAAGAAGTTATTTCAGGCTTTGCCCGTGGTTCAGAGTTCGGTGGTTGAGTCGATCCAAGCAACTGAATTCACCCACACCTGCCGCAAGTGCTTAAGGATATTTACGACTGACGAGCCATTCACCAAGTTCTGCGATTCCATCTGTGAGGCTGAATGGAATGACCGGGCTCAAGCAGTTGAGACGGCTCTAAACCGCCCAATCTCCGAAGACAATCAAACAGCGGCAATACAGGGCATGGTGGCGGCATTCCAAAAGGACCCGCGCCTTTCTATCTCGGTCCGGCATTGCCTCAAGTACATCCAGCTAAAAGCCGATGGTGCTGATGAGCAATCTATCAGACGGGCTCTTGGTGGAATCGACGCTTCTGAGTTTGCGGCGGTCAAGAAGACCCTCGACAAGTACGCCACGGCTTACGCTTTGCAGGCGGACGGCGCACTCCGCAAGTTCATGCTCGATCTGCTCCAAGAGGAAATGCCACGGCATGGGGTGAGTCTCTAATGGGCTTCCCCAAATACATCCGCAAGTCGGACCAAAAGGTATTCCTCTATGTGAGCAAGACCTCCATGATCGTGGTTCTAGCAGAGCCAGACGAACACGGCAACCCGGGGAAAGAGCATCCCATAACCCTCAAGAACTTCAAAGAGAACTATGAGGTGGGGGAGTGAGTAGTAGCTCAACGCACCGTGGTGTTCGTTCCCGCCTGTTCCTCGTTGGCTCTGATGGCAGGCTGATATCTCGTAGGCCCGACGTGTGGTCTGCGAATTGGGACAAGTGCCAAGACTGCGGGACTACCGAGAAGCCTCACGAATCACGGGGGTTGTGTCACCGCTGTTTTAATCGCTGGCGATGGCAAACCAACTACCGGGGATATCGAGACAAGCAGCACGCCTTAGCCAAGAAAAGACGAATGAGCGATGCTGGGGAAGCAAAGGCCAAAGCTCACGAAGCATGGCGCAAATCCGATCCTCATCAGCGTGAATTAATCCGCCAAACCAAGCTGCGCTGGGCAAAGAAAAACGCTAAGTTTGCCCCAGGGACGATTGTAGAATTTGAGATCATTCCCAAGTATTGGGGTCGCGGCATTGTCGTCGAGAATGGGCGAGGAAACTGCCTTGTTCAAAGCTCTTCAACGAACGATCAGTACCGACTTAAGCACCGACAGTTGCGAAAGGTGGAAGCATGAGCTGGCCCGCCACTGTCGAGATTGACGGCGAAATCTTCCTAGGAAGCTATTCCGAGTTGACTTGGGAAAGCCGGGGCAAGCATGACCTGAACGATGACGCGAGAGTTCTTTTCCTGCTTAGCGAAGATGCTCCCGTATTCGTTGAGGCCAGTGATTGGGCGAGAGTTCAGGCGAACCTAGGAAGCTGCCCCTATCCTTCCGCGAAACCTAAGCATCCTGCCTTTGACTTTGGGAGGGCCGCATGACCGACCTCTTCACCCCAATCAGCGACGGCGAATTTAATCCGTTTGATGATGGGACGGATGTTCCTAGGTTGGTGAAGGGGGATGGCGCCAAGGATGAGAATTGGGGACAGATCGATGATCCTGCGTCCCAGAAAGCAAAGCGCAAGATAGTCAGCCACACGGCCCGAACCACGGCATGGTGTGAGAAGCAAGGGTACACGTCCACAGCCGTCGAGATGAAGGACCTGTATGTTTCTGGTGGCCAAAGCTTCCAGGGAAAGAAGCACGACCTCCTGGGGTTGTTTGACCGGCTTGCGCTCGATCCTCGGTCCCTCAAGACGATTGGGATTCAGGTCGTATCCACAAACCTCAAGAGCGGGAAAGCGGCGGAAAGGAATAAGCACCTCCGAAAGATGTGCTCTACCGACATCGAATCCAAGTCCCGCAAGTCTTTCCTTAGCAACTTGCGACTCTGGTTAGCCTGCGGAAACCGGGCCATCGTTCTCGACTGGGAACAGCGCCCAAAGGTCGGCAATCAAGAGTGGTTCCCCGTCGTGTTCGAGATCACGGAAGAGGTGATCGAAATGGTTCTCTCACGCAAGCGGAGGGCGGCATGACGACCATCCAAGCACCAGACCCCAAGAACCTCCTGCAACGGGCTTACCAGCTCTTACTCGATGCTTTTGTCGAGCAGGACGATAACGGGGAGTCAATCCGCTACCAAGAGCTGCGACGCGAATCAGAGTCGGTTCTAGGCCAATGGAGGGCCGTTAAGAGACATGGCGAGTGATTGGATCAAGATGCGAGTCGACCTCCGTGAGCAGGTGGAAGTTATCCAAATGTCGGCGATCCTCAAGATGGATGTTTTGTCCATCATCGGGCGCCTTCATGCTCTCTGGTCATGGGTCGACAAGAACTCTCTCGATGGCCAAAAAATGCCGATCACATTCGCATGGATTGACGACTACTGTTTGACAAAAAACTTTGCAAATTCTCTCCAAAAAGTTGGCTGGCTTCGAGGAAAAGACGGGCAGATTTCCTTTCCAAACTTCGACAGACACAACGGCAAAACCGCCAAGACAAGGGCCGAAACGAACCTGAGAGTGGCTAAATCGAGGGCAACGAAACCGTTACAAAACGGTAACGACGATGTAACACAAAAAGCGTTACAAAAACCGTTACCAGAGAAGAATAAGAAGAAGATATATAAGAAAGAGACTACGTCTCCAAAGAAAGGCGACTTTCCCACTCTTTCCGAATGCGAAGACTTTGCCAAATCCGAGTTTGGTCTCAATGGCACTTTCGCCTCGAGGTTTTTCACCAAGCACTCGGCGAACGGCTGGTGTCTCAAAACCGGAGAACTAATCCACGATTGGCAAGCCCTGATGCGAGGGTTGGCGAACTCCATGTCGGTGATCGAGAGGGATCAAGTCAAAGCCGGATCATCGACCCAAGGACCAACGGGATTCACTCCCGGCTCAATCCTGAACCCGCCGTTCACGATGCCATGGGGAACCCAGAGCCCGGATGATTTACCGCCGGTCAAGTTGCTCAAAATCAACGAGGCCGAGGGGGAAGCGGACTTCGAGGAGATCGATTCAAGGCAAAAATGGTGCTGTTTTGGATCCCAATTCAAGCCGGTCAGCAAGGCCAAGCCAGAGGGTGAATCCAACCCGTGAGACTGACCACGGAAGAGCTGGTACCACTCCACAGCCTGGAGATGGAGATGGCGACTTTGGGGTCTGCCATGTTCGGCATGGAGCACGCTCGGTGGCTACGCCGAAACGTTCCACCCGAGAGTTTTTACAGGCCATGCCATCAAGTCATGGCAAGAGAAATCCATGCTTGCGTCGATGCCGGACTTGATCCAAACTTGGAGATTCTCACGGCAAAACTCAAAGAGCGGAAGGTCCTTGATGAGATCGGCGGGCAGAACTACGTCGAGCAAGTTGCCGAGTATGTCCCATCCCCCTCGAAGATTCGGGACTATGCCTCGATCGTGCTGGATAACGCGGTCAAGCGAAGCCTGGAATACCGCTGCCGAGACCTGATCGGAACGATTCACAGCGGCGATGCGGAAGTGTCGGACATCCTCGCCGAAGCGTTCAAGATGGGCCGGAACCTGCCGCAGATCGGAACCGATACCGTCATGAGTTCCGAGGTCGACGTCGAAGCATTGGCCACCCGTCATGCAGGGATTCTTACACCGTGGCCGACCCTGAATATGGCCTGCCGTGGTTCTGGGTTCTACTACGGCGAAACCACCATCATCATTGGGCACCGAGGAACCGGAAAGACCGGCATCTTGGTTCAAGCGATGATCGAAGCTTGGAAGGCTGGCAAGAAGCCTTTTTACGCCACGCTCGAGATGACGGCGGAAGAGATCGTACTTCGCCAAGTTCAGTCCCTTTGCGGATTCACTAGACCACCATCGACCACTGAGAATTGGGCGCTTTGGGATGATGCGGTCAAGTTCGTCAAGAAGATGAACATCCCGATCTACGACCCTCGCAAGATGATCGGCGGCGATCGCTCGGTTGACAAGTTCTGTTCATGGGCTGAGGATGCCGTTAGTAATCTTGGATGCGATTGCGGGTTCCTCGACTACGCTCAGAAACTCACCGGCAAAGGCAAGAGCGAGAACCGAACCCGCGAGATGGACTACTGCGCTGATCGGATCGATGACCTGGTCAAAACCACCGGGCTTTCGCTTCCCGTCGGCTCTCAGCGATCAGTCGATGCCCACAACAAAAACGACTGGCGATCCAAAGATTCCATCAAGTGGGAAGACAACGCGGGATTAGTTCTCCAGATTCGCAGGCCACCGAATGAGACGGTCGGCAAGTTGTTTTGCTCGAAGAACCGCCACGGCGAAGAGCCTGTAATTCCCGTGCATTTTATCGGACCAAAAGTGAGGCACGTCGAAGATGACCCCTTCGCTGAGATTTGAACCTATGAACCCTCCCACACCAATGGAGCAAGGAAGCTAATGGAAGATTATAGAATTTACGACGCGACGACGATGCTCGAATGGTGGGGCTTGCGGGAATCAGGGGGAAGCCTCAAGAACCCAGTCAAGAAATCCACGGGGGGCGATCCTGCGGAGGATGATGAGAAAGCCGCGATGGTGTTCGTTCAGACGACGCAGTTCTTCCGTGTAGCCCGTCCAATCCTGGCCCATGTACACATCGAGGGCAAACAGCTTGATGAGTTCGTGATCAGGATGCCGGGGGAAAGGTTGAAGCAATCCCTCTTGCGTCTCGGTTGGTGGCAGCTCTGCGGAGTTCGGGAAGAGCGGATCGCGGATTGCCTCTATGAGGGTTTTTACGAGGTTCTGACCAATCGCCTGGAGTTTGAAGGGTTCATCCCGCCAAGCAAGCTCCCGAGGCTGATTGATGAGCATGAGGGGCCAGTGACAGAGCGTGAGCGGGAACTGATGGAGTTAGGTAGGAGGACGGCATAATGCAGAAAATTCTGAAGTGGTGGGGGTTCGTTGTTGCTCTGTCAGGGGTTGGGTTTAGCCAGTATCTGATATGGACCAACCCCGACATGACTGCAACTCGCCTGTGGCTTGAATACCCTTGGGAGCATGGCCTAATAATCTTGATGGCGCTCGGTGGAAGTCTCTTGTTTTTCAGCGCAGAGGAGAAGTCGCAATGAACACCGTTGCAATGTGGGTTGGTTACTTGACTCTGATCGCTGGTGGAATCTGGGTAATTGGGACGGTCATGTACTGGCTACTGATCGGGGTTCTCTTTGCGAACGTTGTTGGGAAGTCGAAGGGAAAATGAGACCGAAGCAAAGCAGAAACACTAAGTCGGCATGCCCTGATTTGATCGGGGTTTCAATTCGTCGAGTGTTTGGCGAAATTCAATACCGAGCTATGATTAGGCTCAATGGGAAAGACCATATCCTAGGCGTTTTCAAAACCCCGAGAGAAGCAGCCTTAGCCTACGACAACGTTGCGCGGGATGCTTACGGCTCAAAGGCAGTCCTAAATTTTCCCTGATATTTGCAAAATCAGAAAAAGGTGTGATACGATGGCAGAGACCAACGGACCCTTGCGTCTGAAAGGTCAGAGCCCCAGAGCCATCAGGTTCCGGGGCTTTCTCGTTTGAGAAGGTCACCCTCCATCGGAAACCCATAAACCCAGCCGCCGGTTACTCCCTTAGCCAGGGATCGATAACCCGTTAGCCCAGGGCGGCATTAAGTTTCAATCATGATCACCGAGGCCATCCCAACGGAATCGATCATTGAGCAGATCGGCAATCCGCATGAGGTTTGGGTAATCACGAACCAGATGGGCGAACCGATCGTGCTTCCTGAGCCTGGGTATGGAATGGTTCTCTCGGCGAGTAGCACTGAGTTCCACGGAAAGAGCCGTTCAACACGTCGATTCACTTCGACCAAATATGAATTTGACCAGGCAATGAATCTAGCCCGGAGGTTGAAGGTAAATCACCTCGGGGTCATGATGCTCGGAAAGGGCCATGTGGATTACTTCCCGACTTAGTTAGATTCCCAAGCCTGCAACCAGTTTGGCGGTCCCGAAGGTATCCAGCCGAAGGGGGCAACAGGGCTCAGATACTGGGTGCCCGCCGCCAGAAGATTTGCCGCTCAATCCGGTCCCGGAGCAACTTCATGGAACGCCGGAAGCACGGATAGCTGGCGGCATCACTTTAACCCAAAGCCGCTCACTCGCCGGGCGGCCCGATTTATCATGCAACTCAAGAACCCAACTCACATCGTGATCCACACGGCGGCAGCGGGAACCACTAAGGCGATCGATCAGTCAGCCGCCACAATCCGCGCCTACCACGTCAAAACCAAGAAATGGTCGGATATCGGCTATCACTTCGTGGTCCGGCTCGATGGTGACGTTGAGGAAGGTCGACCGCTGAATCAGGTTGGTGCTCACGTTGAGGGATTCAATTCTCAATCTGTCGGCATCTGCTTCGCTGGTCATGGCGACTTGCAGGACTTCACTCCCGAGCAAAAGAAAGCAGGCATCACACTGGTTTGCCAGATGCTCGAGCATTTCGAGCTCACAGATGAGTTCAAGAAGAACCCGATGAGAGTTATCGGCCACCGCGAGATAAACCAGTTGATCGATGCGGGAGTTGCCAAGGGCACGCCAAAGACCTCAAAGACTTGTCCCGGCAAGAAGGTCGATATGAGCGCTTTCCGTAAGGCTGTACTTGCGGCCCTTTAATAGCCATGGACCCGGAACTTTTCAAGGTGCTTGCGCCTCAAGGCATCTTTGCCAGCCTCTTTGGGTTTTTGGGGCATCGGCAGCTCAAGCAGTCTGACCGGCTCCAAGAGCAGAACGACAAGCTAACTGCCCAGCTCATCGACCTCAGTAGAGGCAACCAAGAGCTGATGCGCTCAAACATGGAACTCAATCGTCTCTGGTTGGAGCAAAGCAAGTCGGCGATGGTCCGAGATGAGAAGATCATCACCGTGCTCGACCGAGTTAGCCAGAGGTTGGACAAATGAGCCTGAGCGAGATTCTAGCTGGGCAAAAGGCGGACAACCGCCCGTCGCCAAAGTGTGAGTCTAATGAGGCAATGAAAGCCATCGGACGACATTTGTTCTGGCTGGAGTTTGGTTTGGCTGCACTGATAGCAGTAGCGGTCACTCTCGCAATCATGGCGTTCTGAGCCTGCGACCTCACTCCCAACTTGCCGCCTAGCGCGGCTTTCTCAGTTTATGACCTTCGGCCCTGACGGCCTGGAGAAACCAATGAAAAACATCCTTCTTTGCATCGTCGTGATGCTTGGCTTTGCTGTGACTGCGCCTGCCTACAACAACGAGCCAGATGTAACGGAAATTGCTCCGAAGCATTACATCTCGCTTCCGGTTGTCATGGTTCAAGAGCCAACGCCAACCCCTTCCCCATTCGCACTCTCGGGCCATTACTCCTTCGCCCGCCGGGAGTGGTCAGCCATCGCCACAACTACATTCGATCCTCTGTATGAGAACATTGGCGGCAAGCAAGGTTTCAACATCGAACTCTATGGACTCATGGGGGGAAACGCCGAAGCTGGCATCATTGGCGGCGGTATTGGCCTCGTGTATCCCATCCACCCTAGAATCTCACTTAGGGCAGGGCTCGACGTGACGAAACGTGGGAGCACATTCGAGGAATTCATAGCCGACTTCAAAGGATTCGAGCTTGGCGGAACGCTGGGAGTTCTTTACTGGATGAGGTTCTAATGACCCGCGAACAGCAAATCGCCAAACGGCATGAGGCTTGGAATGATATCAAGCCTCACGATGCACTCAGCGGTGAGATCACAACGGTAGAGTTCGCAGTCGACAACCCCTCCATGGTGATGTGGATCAAGGAAGACAATCATTCCGACTATGTGAAGGGGCTAATTGCCAACGGGATCAACTACGAGAAGTCAGGCGGCGGAGCAATCGAGTTCCAATCCCTTATCCAATGGGCAGTCAACGGTCAGCACCAGTTGATGAGCCAAAGCTGAGGCCCTAAGTGGCATTCGACGAAACCAAAGCGAACTTTGAGCCTTATGTTCAGTTCGGAAAGCAAAGACTCCCAAGGTGCCAAGCATGGAGAACTGACCGCTCGGGCCAGTGCAAAAAGCAGGCTATGGCAGGGTTCGCGGTTTGTGCGACCCACGGCGGTGCAGGTGCCAAGAAAAGCAGGGCGATCAACGGACGCAAGGCATTTCAAGAGGCTTTAGCAGGCGACGGCAGCACTCACGTCCACGACCTCATCGACAAACTTCACAGCATCGCCAAGGCTGGCAACCTGGATGCGATCAAGTACATCCTCGATCAGATTTACGGGACCGCGAAGGCGACGGTAGTCAATGAGATTGGCAACCGGGATCTACTTGCCGCAATGATCCGAATCACCGCCCAATTCATTAAGGGCGAAGAGTTCCAAGAATGGCTGAAGCAAGCACAGCAAGCCCTCGCGGAATCCGACTCGACGAACTAAGCGAGTTCGCTCTAGCTATCGCTCAACAGGTCTGGGCGCAAGATGTTGGGCTGAAAGCTCAAGCCGACGAGCGGGAGTTATTGGCATGGCTTAGGGATAATTTCCCTGGCTATGTCACTAAACCCTTCGGGGAACGGCATATCAGGCTTTGGGATTGGTTTGAAGCCTTAACACCTGGCGTTGCTCCCGATCCGCTAGTCGAAGTATGGCCAAGAGGCGGGGCCAAGACGACCACCGGCCAGATGGGGATAACCCGAATTGGCTACAAAGGAACCCGTAGATTTGGCTTGGTTGTTTCTGAAACCCAGAAGCAGGCAAACAAGTACGTCGGAACTGTTGGAAATCTATTCGGAAAACTTGGACTGGGAAGGGCGCTTAACCAATATGGCCAATCACTTGGATGGTCGAGAAGCGAACTCAGGGTAAGCAATGGCTTCAACCTCGTTGCTCTTGGCTTAGATGCCGCCGTCCGTGGCATCAAGATTGACGAGTTCAGGCCCGACATCGTAATCTTCGATGACATCGATTCGCAGAACGACTCGGCAAAAACAGTTGAGGATAAAGAGGAATCTATCCGCTCTGCAATCCTCCCGGCAGGCTCAAGCGACTGCGCTTTTCTCTTTCTCCAAAACCTTATCCACGAGAATGGAATCGTTGCGAGGCTGGTCAACAATCAAGCGGAGTTTCTCCTCAATCGAGTCGTTTCACCCATTGCGGTTGCGGTAGAAGGGCTGAAGGTTGAATCAGTCGATCGCGGCGATGGTCTAAAGGTTTACAAGATTGTCGGAGGCACTCCAACCTGGGAAGGCCAAGACCTCGAGGTCTGCGAGAAGCAGATCAATACGTTTTCACTCAAAACCTTCCTGCGGGAAGCCCAACACGAGGTAGCCCAGGCAGATGGGTACTTCTTTGATCATACGAAGTTCAACATCGTTGATGAGATCCCGGAAGGATTCCGATTCAAATACATCAGACCTTGGGATTTAGCGGCCACTCAGGGCGGCGGCGACTATACAGCCGGTCCGCTACTAGGCCAAGCCAGAAACGGAACTTGGTGGATTCTCGACCTAGAGCACGATCAACTGTCATCAGACAGAGTTCGCGGCCTGGTCAAGGGTACGGCGCATAAGGATAGTAACCAGTACGGGAATCTGAAGGTATCGATCCCGAATGATCCGGGCCAAGCAGGAACCGCTCAATCAGAACAGTTTGAAGAGATGCTTTCTGGCATCAACGGCATCGAAGTCGTTCTAGTCACTCCATCCAAGGCAAAAGCAGTCCGCGCTAGAGGCTGGGCCGATGCTGTCAACTCGGGCAACGTTTACATTCTCCGCGCTGAGTGGAATCACAAGCTGATCCTGCAACATCGCAAGTTCCGAGAAGACGGCGATCACGAATACGACGACATCATCGACGCTCTAGCCGACGGCTACAACACCCTCGCCGAGCCTTCAAAGGCCGTGAAGTTCACCTTCTAAACCCATGATCGAACGAATCAAAGCCGCCTTTGACATTCTCCGCAAGGGAGAGCCAAAGCAAGAGGAGAAGGGTTACACCGATATCATTGGCCCAAGGTCTGTGATTTGGAACAATGGCAGCCCTTACTTCCTTGATTCGAAGACGATCACACTCGACAATAACAGCATCATCCAAGCTTGTTTGGGCTGGATTACCAGGAACTTCCCAGAGCCTCCATCTTGCATCGAAACGCTGACACAAGAAGGGAAAGTAGATCGAGACTTCAATCACCCACTAGTTGCTTTACTGAATCGCCCAGAGCAGGGCAAAATGACTCCCCGAAGGCTTTGGAAGGCCACTATTGCCGCCAGGTTCCTTGATGGGAATGCCTATTGGGAGATCGTCAAATCTAGGGCAGGAACTCCCGTCGAGCTACTCTACACGCCTTTCCGGTACGTGACACCGAAGCCAACTAAAGGCACGGGTGAACTAAGCCACTACGAGATAACACTCTCAGATGGTCGCAAGCGAGACGTCGATCCGGAGTTGATGATCCACTTCGCGGATGGTATCGACGAACACGACCCTCACCAACTCAAAGGATGCTCGGCACTCAAGAGCGCCATGCGTCATGTCATGACGGACAACCAGCTCACAGCCTATGCGGAGAGGGTTGCTCGAAACATCGATGGCATTGGCCTTGCGATCTTCCCAAAGGGTGAAGCCAAGATCGAGGACGCCGATCGAAAGTTACTCACCGCAAAGTTTAAGACCGAGTTCGGCGGCGAGAACCAGGGCAGCACGTTCGTAGCAAGCCGTGAGATAGGGATCGAGCATATTGGCATCAGTCCTGAGAAGATGATGACGCGGGACCTGCAAAGGATTCCCGAGGAAAGAATCTCAGCCATCTTCGGCGTTGCCGCTATCGTTGCGGGATTAGGCGCCGGGCTCGACCGTTCCACCTTTGCGAACATGGCAGAGGCGAGAGAGGCCGCAACTGAGCAGCTTTTGATTCCCCTTTGGGCAGAGACCGGGGATGACCTTACGATCCAGCTTGGTCCATGGTTCGGGTTGGCTCCCAATCAGCAAGTCGCAAGAGACCTGAGCAAGGTTGCGATCCTTCAAGAAGACGAAAACAAGAGAGCGGACCGACTTGGGAAGCAGTATCAGCAATACCAAGGGATCAAGCTTTCTGAATACCGTGAAGCCATGGGTTATCCCGTGGAAGCCGGAGACGATCATTACTTCATCGACCCGATCACCACGGTAGACGATCCTCAGAAAGCCCTCAAGCGCGAGATCATGGAGCAATCGAGAAACCGCCGTCGAATTTACGACGCCATTCCGAACGATGCTGGTTAAAGCCACCACTCCCATTCTCAATCCGAGAAGGGTAACGGATGCGGACTTCGCTTCCATGCTTCGAGGGAGACGGGCTGAGCTGTTCAGGATCACGGCTCGATTGGCAGTCAATCTCTCGACTCCCGAGGAATGGGCGGACTACTTCGACGCGATTCTCTACCAGGGCCACACGAGAGCATCGGTCTTAGGCAGGCACTTAGCCGGAGACCTTTGGCCGGAAGGCATCGAAGATCAATATCGCGGGATCAGTTGGAAGGATGGCGACTCCGAGTTCCTTGGCAACTTCCTTGAGGACATCAAGACCGGCAGATACACCGGCGAGGATGGAGTTCTCAACCAGAAAGCCGTTATCCAACGCGGCGATCTGTACCTCAAGAAGATGAGGGCATCGGCATCAGAAGCTTTCGTTTCAGCCGGGGAGCCAGATGAGGAATATGCCTGGATTCTTGGCGCCAATGAGCACTGTGAAGATTGCCCAAGACTTGCGGCCCTAAGCCCATTCACCCCTGACACGCTTTTCACGCAACCAGGAGAAGGCGATACCGAATGCCTTTCGAACTGCACCTGCATCCTTCGCCGAATCCGCGACAACGTTGAGACCTTCTCACGGGTCGACTTCGCCCAAGCCGCCTAGTTCGGCATCAATCACATGGAAATCCTAAGAAAATCCCTCGGGTACTCGCTCAAGGCTGCCAATGAGTCTGACGGCATTCTGGAGGCCATCGTCAACACCCTGACGCTAGTCGACCGAACAGATGAGCGCACGATGCCGGGCATCTTCAATGAGAGCATCTCAAAGAAGCTTCCCCGAGGCGTTTGGCATCATCGATGGGATCAACCGATAGCCAAAACCCTTGAAGCAAGCGAGATTCCTGCGGGAGATTCCCGGTTACCTGAAGAGTCCAGAGCCTACGGCGGCCTTTACATCAAGGCTCAGTTTTTTCCAGACATCGAGGATTCTTGGCAGGCATTCCTCAAGATCAAAGCCGGACTGATCGATGAATTCTCCATCGGCTACCGGATGATCGAAACCTCCTACAACCAAGAAGAGGAAGTCCTCAACCTAATCAAAGGAGAGTGGTTCGAGTGGTCACCTGTGCTCGTCGGAGCCAACCAAGCGACCTCCGTCCTTTCAATCAAGTCTTCGGATGGTTTAACCCTCCAAGAAGAGACCGACGCCGTTCTTGATGCGGCCGAGAATCTCACCAAGCGCCTTGAGTCTCACGCTGAAAAGCGGATCGAGTCCAAAGGGCGTTTATCGCAGGCCAGTATTGACCGTCTTGACTCGGTTCAGCAGCGCCTAGAAGCAATCCGCGAGGTCGGCAACAAAAGCTCATTGAGAGCTGAGTTCGACCGTGAATACCTCGCCTTTCTCAAAACCCAATCAGGAGTTAAGAAGTGAGTAAGCTTTTAGAAGCAAAAGCCGCCGCCATTGAAGCGAAGCGGACAGAAGTCAACGGTCTTTATGACCAAGTGGGCGAGACCGAGCCATCAAAGGATCAAGTCACTCAAATCAAAGAGTGCAACAAGATCATCGAGCAGCTCGAGAACGAATACAAGGACCTTGAAGAGGTCGAGCTCGGCAAAGAGGCGAATCAAAAGCGTCTCGCCGAGATGCAGAAGGGCAAGCGGCCTGATCGAACATTCGGAGCCGATGAGCCCAACCTCCGCGAGAAGGCTCAATCCATGTCCGACATGGTTCTTGGCGATGAGCAGTTCAAGGCATGGCGCGAAGGCGTAGCCGGTAAGGGTGTTCGGACTACAAAGTTCGGCAATTCCCCTGCGGTAGACGTCAAGACGCTATTGACCGGAGCTTCAAGCACTTCGGCAGGCGTGCTGATCGTCAATGATCGGAAACCGATTCTCGATAGCTTCTATCAGAGGCCATTGACCATTCGGGACCTGATCACCATCGGTCAAACCGAGTCTGACACGGTTGAGTACGTCCGGGTTACAGGCGTCACCAACAATGCGGACACGGTTGCAGAAGCTACGGCGACTGGCGACAGCACCGGAACTAAGCCCGAGTCAGCAATGGCAATGGCGATCGTCACCGAGGCGGTCAAGATTCTGGCGCACTGGATTCCAGCTACCCGGAATGCTTTGGCAGACGCGGGCCAGTTGCGAACTCTGATCGATGAGTTCCTCCGGTACGGCATCGACGAAGAGCTTGAGGATCAGATCGTCAGCGGAAGTGGCACGGGCCAGGACTTCACCGGCATCTACAACACTTCGGGCATCATCGCTCAGGCGTATTCGACCGACATCCTGACATCCCTGCGAAAGGGACGAACCCAGGTTCGCGTTCAGGGCCGGACGAATGCCACTGCATACGCCATGAATCCGGCAGACTGGGAGACGGTCGACCTCTTGAAGGATAACGAGAATCGTTACTACTTCGGCGGTCCTCAGGTTCTTGGTAACCCCCGGATTTGGGGCCTGCCAGTGGTCGAGTCGGAAGCCATTACGGTTGGTCTGCCAATCGTTGCCGACTGGTCGAAGGCTGTCCTTTGGGACCGAATGCAGACTCAGATTCTGGTGAGCGATTCACACTCGGACTTCTTCATCCGAAACATGATCGCGATCCTTGCTGAGATGCGGGCCGCTTTCGGCGTCATCCGCGCCAAGGCATTCGCCACCGTCGACATCATCGCCTAACGCCAAGCCCCTGGACACCACAGGGGCACCAAGGAGAAATCATGTACCTTGATAAAACCCTCGCGGGCTTACTGCCTGCGTTCCTTTCTGGCGTTACCGACATCGACGATAGCGCGCAAACAGAAACCACCCCTTATTCAATCCTGACAATTACGGCTCCCGCTGATGCGCCTCTAGCGGACGTGATCGTATATCTCGATCTCGCCAAGGCCACTACTGGCTTTGCCGCCGTGGAATCAAGTGCCACCGTCCAGTTTGCCGTTGCTCGAAAGGTCGACGGAACGAACTTCCGACGCGAAGCCTATAACGAGGCCGCACTCTCAGGAACGAACGCCGCTAACCGCTGCCAGAGGATCAATGTTGGTCCGCTTGCCGCAGGTGAAACGGTCGCGATTTATGCAGTCTTCTCGGCTGACGTCACCGCTGACATGGAGATTCCATACCAAGTGTCGTACCGAGGCCAGACTGCCCCAACCGTAACCCCGGTCGCTGCCGGTTAAGGAGAATCATGAGTTCTACAGCAAATGGAAGGAATCTTCGAACCGTCGAAGCCAAGACAGCGGGCTATACCGTGGTTGCGGACGTCGACAACGCCAAAATCTTCACAAACGAGGGAGCATCGGGCGCGGTCGCTTTCGCTCTGCCAGCCGCAACGGTTGGCCAGTGCTTCACCTTCGTTGTGAAGGCCACTCAGGAGCTAAGGATCGATCCCAACGGGACCGAGACCATTGCCCTGCCAACTGGCGTTCAGCAAGCCGCTGGAGCTTACATCGTCGCTGATGCGATTGGTGAGTTCATCGATATCGTTTGCGTTAAGGCAGGCGAGTGGACTCCGATTGCAAGCGTCGGAACTTGGTCGGCAGTCTAGCCGCTAGGCGATGAACTGTCTGATCTGCGGGGCCGCTCACACCAAATGTGGCGGCCCTGCCACTTTGCTCGGCATCCCAGTCGGAGCCGAAGGACCAAAGCAAATGATAAATGGAATGTGGACCGCCGATCGCCGGGTTTTCCTGGACGCGAACGGCAAAGCAGTCGATGAGAAAGACCCGTCAAAGGTTGAGCTTCTCATTGCTCCAGGGCAAAAGATGGAGATGGCAAAGGCCGTCGAGCTTGGCCTAGTGGAGCAACCCGTCGAACCTAAGGCAAAGGGCAAAGCTCCTGCCGCGAACGCTGATCTAAAGGCCGCTGAGTCTCGGATCAAAGAGCTTGAGGCTGAGGTTGAGACATTGACCAAAGAGAACGCTGACCTAAAGGCCGAGAAGCCTGCCGAGGAAGCCAAGCCCGAAGCTGAGAAAGCTGAAGATCAAGCATCCGATAAGGCCGAAAAGCAAGCCTCTGACAAGGCTGTCACTCCCGACAAGAACAAGTAATGTCATACCCAACCTATCTCGACCTCAAAGCCTTCCTCAAAGGCCGAGGTATCGACATCTGCAACGATCTGTCTAAGGCGGATTGGCAGAATGCGGTTTCCGCTGCCATCGAGCAGTGGGAATACGAGACAGGTTGGGACCCATTTTTAGCGAACTCCGAAGACGAAACGCGGATCATCGACGGTCCCGAGTCGTCTCTCATCTTCCCAGACTTCGGAATTGTGAGCCTGACCAGCCTGACCATTGGCACAACCCTCCTCAGTAGCACTACCGAGTATTGGCTACAGCATCGAAGACCTCGCAGCGGCCCGTACATGGCGATCGAGCTTGCGGGATATGCCACTGGCGAACGTAGAAGCGTGACCCTGGTCGGCAAGTTCGGATATGCCTTGACGGTTCCCCAAGACGTAAAAGATGCGATTCTGGCGAAAGTCGCATTCGATCTTTACTCCACCATCACCGGGATTGAGGGAGAGGTAAGACGCGAGAAGCAGGGTCCAGTGGAGTACGAGTACCAAACCCCGACAGGATCGGACGCCAAATACCAAGGCACCCGGGGCGGGTTGGTTCGATCATTCGATGAGGCCGTCGCAAGATACAAGAGGCCCTATCTCTAATGGTCCGCACCAAGCCCCACACGGTGAGCCATTACCCGGTTGCCGCTACAAATACGGGCGGACGGGCTGACGTTCCCACTGATGGCACCGGAAGAGCGGTTAAGTGTCAAATCACGCCCATGAGCGCAGACGCGGCTCTACGGACGTTCTCCGGCGATCTTCGCTTGTCTCAGCCTCATTTAATGCTCTGCGACGTGGATTCCTACAACCGGACCATCAAGAGCGGGGACAAGATCGAGTGGCAGGGATACGAGTATTACGTCAACGCCGCTCTCATGGTTTGGGAGGCTGGAAGGTCTACGGACTGTATCCAAATCCTGCTTGAGAAGGAAGAGCATCAATGAGCCAAATGCTACAGGCAGCGGCCTTGCTGGATGCCCTCAAACAGGATTGCATCGACGCCTGGGGACTCTTGGATGGCAAGGTTCACTACGAGATGGTTCGGATTCCCGAGCCTGGTAGCAGCTACGCGATTATCGAGATGCTTCCCGTCGCGATGGATGCAGGCGCGGCGAGGACTGTTCACCAGTCCTACACATTCCGAATCACCAGGCGTGAGCCTAAACCAGCATCGGGAAACATCCTGCTGAGGAAGATCGCTCAAGCCAACTTACTGATCGCGGCGATCATCACCGGAGCGACCTACAACTCAATCGCATTCCTGCCCTACGTCACTGAGTTCGATCCCGGCGAAGAGGACGATCCCCAAAGCAAGTACATCGAGTTTTCGGTGGTGTTTACGTGCAAGGTCGAAGAGAACCACCATGGCTAAGAAGGTCCATAAGAGCGTGACGGCTCTTTATGTTGCCCAGATGAAGCGCATGCGCACGATGCGCCTCACCATCGAGCAGAGCGTCGAATACATGAAGGAAGAGGCGGTAAAGGACACGATCGCTCTTCTTGGTGGCAGGCTTTCAAGGTCTCAAACGAAGGGAGCCTACGCAAGGGGCCGAACGGCGGCCATGAGCACCCCGACAGGCAGAAAGAGGGGCCGGGCTCCACTCCTGCCAATCAATATGCAGACCGGCAGGCTCCGGCGATCGATCACGAGCAAATCCACCGGAAGGCTCAAGTTCACCGTCGTATCTCGCGGAGTTCGATACGCCAAGTTCATTTTAAGCGACCACGGAACGCGAAAGATGGTCACTAGACCACTCAAAAAGCAGATCGGCAAGAACATCAAACAACGAAACAAGGCACTGAAAGACCACTTCCTTAACACCCAAAGAGCAAGCTAATGTCAAACAAGATAACAAACCTCGATGTATCGCTATTCACCCTCGGGGGAGTGGACTTCCTTGAAAGAGTGGAGGGCGCCCAATTCGATACGGACATCCTCGATGATCTTTGCCGTGGGGTCGCTCAGCGATACGGAGCGAAGAAGGGCGTCAAGAAAGAATTTAAGTTTTCTTGCGACATTCTCCAGCATGTAAGTTCAACCTGTGCCAGTGGTCTGAGCCTAAGCGCATTCACCTGGGATGGTTCTAGCGTCGTTTCTGAGATCGAGTCATTTGATCTTGATGTAACGACCGAGATCAAGTTTGGAGACGGAGCGACCGAGGTATTCCGCTGGCCACAGCCAACCGGGACGGATTACGAGATCCAGGTCGACAAGCTGATTACTTCCAATGCGGACTGGATTCAGATCGCCATGGACAACAACGTGACCAGCATTGAGGCGCAGTTGGTCTTGGACGTTGCTGGAATTGACGTTTCGCTCCCCATGCTCATGAGCGCGGCAAGCCACAGCATCGATGGCGGCGAGATGCAGATGGAGAAGGTCGTCTTCAAGAAGAGCGGCACTCCCACGGTCGTCACTGGTGACGCTCTACTGATCGAGATTCTGACCGGCGATGCTTATCTTGCTTGGGCCGCAGAGACCGGAGCAGGCGACTATTCTGGCAACGCGATCATGTCGAGCGCAAAGCTTTCGGTCAAGAACGGAGCCCTCATCAAGTCGGCTTATGAGTTCTTCAACCAAGGCGCTCCAAGCTACGTAGCCGCATAGGAGTAAACAATGGCAGGATTTCCAGAAAAGAAATGTCAACCCAACCCTCTACTCGATGGCCCAAAAGAGCAACCAAAGGCTGAGTCCAAACCTGAGACGAAGAAGAAGGAAGAGCCGGACAAGCCCAAGTAAATCTAAATCGACCAGCTATGGCCACAACCTGCGCATCGTCTCCCGAACCCGACAGTGTTCTTAGCTGGTAGGCAGATTGCTACGATAAAGATCAGGAACCCGATAAATGCGAGGATCAACCCTCCAAAGCATATTCCAAGCACTCCAAGGAATATCAGCAACCCGCCTACTGCTGACATTGATGCCCTAGTGTCATTCCGAACCTGATGCGAGTAATCACTTACTGATGACGATCCGCAATTCGGGCAAGTTGGACCCTGGATAACAACGACCGGCGTCGGAGGGGAGGCGGGTGCTTGCAGGGAAATGTGAACGTTATGCGCGATGCAGATCGGGCAAAGCCCCTTACCTAAATTGCTGACAATCCTTGGAATATGTGAACGACACTGAATGCAGTAAATCGGCTGCATCATGTCGTCTTGGTCAAAAACGTAAGGCTGCATTACTCGCGAACGAATCCGGTACCCGTGTCATAGATAGCAACGGCATCCCAGTCTTTCACGGTTCCGGTTGCATGACTCTTGTAAAGAATGATCTCCCGGTTCAACTCATTCTTGTGAGGCCCTTTTTCTAAGGTTCCGAAGAGTATGGGCTTCTTGTCTGTTCCTGCATATTGCAGACCCCGTTCATATATCTCAGTCCCGACAGGGTCTGATCTGTTCAGTGGCCTAAACCCAACCAACCCGGTATCGGCTTGGCGTATTGAAGTCGACTTCGATCCACAACCCAAAAGAGCGATCACCATCGCCACGAGTACCAAAACGCGCATAGGCGCATTGTAACGCAACATCATGAGCATCGTCGATCAAGTCCTAGCCCGATACACTCCCGATAAACCGACATATGAAGTCGTTTTGCCAAAGGGAGAAGTGTTCACTTTTCGTCATTTCACTGATACCGACGACTTCGACACATGGACTGATGAGTGTGCGAAGTTCCTAACAATGGCAAAAGGGAAAGCGGCCCTTGGTGATTTAAGACCACTCCTACCAAAGCGAGACCGGACCATCATCGAGGCTCATTTGCTGTCGTATCTATCGGTTACTCCAAAGCTTTCACACAAGGATGTCCTCCGGCTCACCAAGGTCTCAGAGGCATTCAAAAAGCTTGTTGCCGGAGTTGAGAAAGCCCGGGCCGAATTCGAATCCAAAGAGCTTGAAACCCAGGTGGAGCAAAAAAAAGGGCGCTCGAAGCAAACCCGACCCGCCGCACCCTCGTCAGAGTCTGCCGCGACCACTTAGGACGGCTTCTTAGTGAAATCACACCAGAACAAAGGCACGAGCTTTATGAGCTTGTAGCCCTGCGAATCATCGAAACAGAGCAAGATGGGACTAGCTGACGAAGAGGTAATCACGCGCTTTGCGGCGGACGACGACTACAGTTCCGCCGTCATGAAGCAGGCAAGGCAAACCCGCTTGCTGGGAACCGCGATCGATGCCGTCCAAGGGAAATTGAAACGCGGTGGATTAACCCAAGGCATGACCGGGGACCTTGATGGCGCAGGCTCGAAACTAGGCCAGGTGAGCAGTTCCCTTGGCAATATGGGCGTCATCATCGATACGATTCTTGGCCCGATCAAAGCAGTAGGATTTGCGATCACGGCAACGGCAGGAGCGGCGGCGGCAGGAACGGCGGCTTTTGCTGGTTTTGCAAGCAAAGCTCTTGATGCCTATGCCGAAGTGGATTCTCTCCAAAGAGGATTAACCACGATGACCGGATCGGTTGAAGAAGCTGTTCGGCAATACGAAAGACTCCAACAAGTGGCCAAGCTTCCAGGACTAGGAGATGTTACCGACGTTGTCACTGGCACTCTGAACCTCCAAGCGGTCGGGTTTGACGCTCAGTTTGCAGAAAGGGCCCTGATCGAAGTCGGCAACGCTTTAGCGGTGGTCGGTAAGGGACAAGCCGAGCTCGATGGCGTCACGATGGCGCTTACTCAGATTGCTTCCAAGGGAGTGGTCTCAGCCGAAGAGATCAACCAACTTGCCGAGCGGCTTCCCCAAATCAGGCGGCTCATGACCGATGCCTTTGGCACTTCCAACACGGAAGCCATTCAGAAGATGGGTATCGCGTCGGAGGAGTTTATTCGCCGGTTGATCACCCAAATGGGCAAGCTTGAGAGGGCTACGCCTAGCATCCGCAACAGCATGGACAACTTAGCGGCGGCATCCAAAGCAGGATGGGCCGATGCCGGAAAGGCCATCGCCCAAAACTATATGCCCGCCATCGAGAAGGCGGCAACCATGATCGAGAACATGGCATCTAGCGGGGCATTCAAGAGCATCGCGGATGAGTGGAGCAAGATATTCGGCGGCGGAAATGAAGACTTCTTTGTAACGACGGCAAGCTATGTATTTGCCGTTGGGCAAGCCCTTCCCTCGATGATCGAGAGCGCGGTCAAGACTGCCAAAGAGGGGATGATCTGGATTTACGACAAGGTAAAAGCCATGGTTCAATTTGCGGCGAAGGTGTCGGGGCAAGGGCCGCTGATTGATCAGCTAATCGAATCCGTAGAGAAAGCCTTTTCCAGCGAACGCGATCCCATGTCACCGTTGGGGATGTTCCTCAATCAGATCGAGAAGTCCGCCCAAGAGTTTAGAGACATGGCCAACTCCAACTCAGGACAGAGATCGGGAATCCTTGGAGTCATTCAGACCGCCATGGAGGGCCAGAACAAGCCACTCATGAACATCGAGACCAACACCAGGGCAACGGCGGAATCACTTAGCAGGGCTGAGCAGATTTACCAGCGAGTCTTAGGCGGGACGGGCCGCAGCCCACTCTCACGGGTCGAGATGGCAGCCAATAGAGGCAGGGGCCGCAACAAGGTCGAGAACCTCATTCGCATGCTTGCCGCTGCGGTCTACGAGCAGAACGGAAATGCCGCAATGGGCATCCAAATCAGTCAGTCCGGCATTCTCAAGTTCTAGGAAATCATGCCCCTATCGGTCATCTTTGATCATGCACAACGTCGGTTGTCGCATGACCGTATCGCGGTGATTGCCGGAGGTCTGGATTTCAATGGACCTTACTTCGAAAATGTTTATATCGATCCGGTTTCTAACACTCTGATGCTAGAGCCGGGATGGGTGAATGATGCGTGGTTCACCCAGAACACAGGGAGGTTTGCCAAATACGCATTTGGAGACATGACCTTCTCCGATCCATCGGTCTGGTATGCCGACGACAAGCTTGGTCTATCTGGCGCGGCGGGATATTTCTTTTCTAGCTCTATCCCAGATGCAGGATGGATGAAGACTCCGGTCCTTCCGGCGAACAAGGGTATCTACCTTTCGATATTCTCCAACACTGCAGGCGATAGGTTCAAACTCGCCGAGTTCGGATATGGAGACATTGCCGAGTACACCACGGCGCAAGCCTTTCGCCTATGGTCAGATGGTGCAATCGAGGTCTGGGAAGAGGGAGTCTTTAAGGGTACTTACAATCTTTCAGGATCGATCACAGGCTCCCAACAAGCTCAAGTAGAGATCAGCTTTGCCATCATCCCTTTCAGAAAGCGCGAACTTCTGTTTGTCAGTAGAAACGGGAACGGGTTCATCCATGTCATCGACTCGATCGATGAGGACGAAGAAAACCCGGTAATCACTCCCGAGGGCAAGTTCTGGTTTCAGATGCCAACGGCTCAGACCCAGGTTCAAATTGCTCCCATCAATTACCCTACGGCAGGATATGGTACGTCGATCCCGTTCCAACTATCCGAGGCTCCCGAAGGTTCTGACACTCTGGAGGAATTCACGAATCCAGCTTTCGCAGGTGGCGCCGGATCAGATTGGCAAATCTTTGGAGATGGCCCTTATGCTGGTTCGCCAACCACTGACACTCAGGCATCTTTAGTCGCTCCCGACGGCACAGCATTCACAGCAAACGGGTCAAACAAGGATTGCAGAATCAAGGTCGAGATCACGGGGGATGGAGCATTTACCCCGTTCGTATATGCCGCCCAAGTTGCTTATGCGGCAGTCTTCGATAATACCGACGCTTCCGAGGAGACCGAAGCCGACGACTACCTCGAGGTAGCTAGTCTAGATGTTCCCGACAGCGCGACCCAGGTCACGGCAAGCATCCAAGTCTTCAACCCTGCGGAAGTTGAATCGACTCTAGTTTCAGGGCTTCGCAGGATCGGGAACCGTCCGATCAAGTTCGAGTCAGATAGCGTTGTTTGGCTCGACGGTCTTGGGATGGCTCCCTCTTGGAATCTTTCAACCTCGGAAGATACTGAGCGGATGTCCATGGAAATCAGGGACCACTGGAAGAGCCTGGAGAGTTATCAGTTTAGAACCATGACCCCACTTGAGGGGCAGACCTTAACCCAGGCGCTTAGGTTCCTATTGAAGAGGACCGGGCTAGAGGATAGCGATCTTGACCTTGAAGAGGTTGACTTTCTCCTTCGGTCCGTGCCTGGAAGTAAAGCAGGCGATTTCAGTATTGCCGCCGATATTGGCGACACCGCTGCCGATTGGATTCAACGCCTAATCGACACCTACGCTCATACCTTCCACTATGGGTTCGAACCGACATCAGGCGGCATCAAGTTCGTTTTCAAGAGCCCGGCAACGATCGAGTCACAGCCTTTTGAATTCGAACTGTGGCCAACAATCACCGACGCGATCACGGCAGGCAAATCG